CCACCAGAAGATATTTGGTTGTCTGCTAAAGAGGCAAAAAAATTAAATCTCTGTGATAGTGTCAAGAATATTTATTGATAAATAGTATCAAGGAGAATACTAATATGGCCAGATATCTAAAAACTATGCGTGATGCAATGCTTGAAGTTTCTGTAAAAGAAAAGGAACTTTTGGGTATAACGGAGAAGTTAGAAGTCTCTGCTGGTTTAGGTGCTTGGATTGACGATTTCAAAAAGTCAGATGCGCCACAGTTCAAAGGCAAGTCCGATGAAGAAAGGAAGAATATGGCCATAGCAGCATTTGCTGGTGCTGGTGGTAAATTAAAAGAAGGTGTCGATGTTGATGAGGCAAACTTACCCCCACATCTTGCTAAGTTCTTTGACAAGAAAGGTAATCCAAAACCAGAAGTTGCAAAACGTATGTCTAATGCTGCAAAGGCTAAGAAGGCGGTAGTCAAAGATGTGACACCAAAGGGTTATGGACCCAAAGAAGATTTAGATGTTATCCATAATGAAGCTCTAAAAGAAAATGAATCTGTGTTAGAGTCAATAGAATGGAAAGTTAAACTAAAAGGTCTGCCAATGTTTTATGTACCAGCGAAAAATGCAGGCGAAGTTCGTTCTATGTTAAGACGACAAATTAAAAAACCAGATGATATCATTTCTATTGAAAGGTCTACCAAAACGGCTAAGAAGAAAGATTTTAGAGATAGGGCATCAGAAAAATAAACTCTTGACAAAAGAGTAGGAGTGTTGTACCATGTACTTTTTATCAGCGTTAGTAAATTTAACATTAGCAGGTGCAGTACCCACACACGGATGGATACAAGATAATATTTCTTACGAAACTCAAGAGGAATGCCAATCAGATATACAGGATAGGTTTATGGAAGTACATTATTCGGTTCATCAATGGTTTCATGGTTTAGGTAGTATTGACCAGATTGCTTGCATAACACATGAAGAATTTAAAAAACTAAACTTAGAACTCGGACATAAAAAACCAAGCCAAAACAATATATAATTGGAGTTATATTATGGGTGTTAATAGAAAACACAGACATGAAAATTTTGATTCTCTATTTCGTAGATTTAAAAAGAATGTAGAGAAAAAAGATATCATTAATGAAGTGAGAAAGCGCGAACACTTTGTAAAGCCTAGTATCAAAAGAAAACTAGCAAAAGAGTTTGCGACAAAGAACGAGAGGAAGAGGCAAGAGGATCAACACGTAAAGCGTATTCCTGTGTAAAGATGATTATTGAGTTGTACCTATACGATAAATTTGATAAAACTGCATTGAAAATTTTAAAGCTTTTAGATAAAGTAAATTTAAGATTCTCTGTAGAAACTTTCTCTAAGGATTTATCCGTAGAAGAGATATCAAAACAAACCGGCGAGACAGTCAGGAGACTTCCTTTAGTTTTTATTGACGGCCGCCAAATTGGTAGGTACTACGATCTAGTAGAACTCTTAACCTCTAAGGGTTATATAAACTATCAAGGTGAAGTATGTCAGACCAAAAAGTAGATACGATGGCCAAGGCTCGAGCAGCCAAAAAACCACCGGCATATAAAAATGTACATGAAGATGTCAAAGCCCTTCCAGATGATAATTATCTCAGTCTAAAAAATGTTAAAGAGTGGGAGAAACATAACAAAGATAGAGTTAAAGAACTCAAATATCTGTTAAGAAAAAACAGAGAAAAAAACAAAGAAAGAAATGTTATGGAAAGAGAACTCAACAACCGCGAGGGTTATCTTAAGAATTTAGCAACATATCTTGACACCGCAGTATGGTTAGATTTATTCTACGGACAAGACCAAGAACACCTAATGTCTTGGAAAACTATTGCTCACGCCTACGACGAAGATGGTTATAGAAAAACACAAGAATCCCTTGACTTCTGTGAAGATGTCGAGTATACTGGATAGTATGAAGGTTAAAGCCTCTATAGTTAAACGGTATAACAGTACACTTGTAATGTTCAATTGTTGGTTCGATTCCATCTAGAGGCTCCATTTATCGCGGGTATCGTATAATGATATTACCTTAGGTTACCAACCTAATGACGAAGGTTTGATTCCTTCTACCCGCTCCAGTTTTTATTATGAGAAGTTTATGAGTATATTAGTTGATTTTAATCAAATAGCAATCGGTAGTGTGATGGTTTCTTTACATAGAGGTGAAGAACTATCTCCTAGTTTAGTTCAACATATTATACTAAACCAACTAAGAAACTATCGTTCAAAATTTCACGAAGAATATGGTGAACTTGTAATTTGTTGTGACAGTAAACATTACTGGCGCCGTGATTATTTTCCTAACTATAAGATTAATCGTAAGAAAGAACGAACTGCTACTGGCCTTGATTGGAATAATATTTTTGATTGTATACATAAAGTTCGTGATGATCTTGAGAATGTTTTTCCATACAAACTAGTAAATGTTTATGGTGCAGAAGCTGATGATATTATTGCTACACTTACCAAGACTGTAAAGACTGCCGGCAAACATCTAATACTATCATCAGATAAGGACTTTATTCAACTACACGATCTCAATGTAGACCAGTTTAGTCCAGTTACTAAGAAGTTGATAAATGGTAAAGATCCAAAAACATACTTGAAGGAACATATTCTCAAAGGTGACCGCAGTGATGGTGTGCCCAATGTGCTATCTGATGATGATACATTTGTAGAAGATAAGAGACAGAAACCTTTGAGAAAAACAGTAATCGGTACAATAATGGAAGCGATGAAAGACCATGAGGTAATTGATTTATATAATCTTGCTAAGTGCCCAAGAGACACTTGGATTCGCAACTACCAAAGAAATGAAACCCTGATAGATTTAAACTTCATTCCAGACGAACTTAAAACCGAGATAAATATGGCATACGATAAAGCAAAAGTGGGAGAACGATCCCAGTTGCTAAACTATTTTATAGAAAATAGACTAACACAATTGATAGATAATGTAGGAGATTTTTGAGATGCAAGAAACATACACACCCCTTTACAGTGAGATTTGTACCAAGGTAAATAACGCTAAAGATAAACCCAAGAAGATTGCTGTGCTTCGCAAGTACCAAACACCCCAGTTAGAAATGTTCTTAAAGGCCGCTTTAGATCCTAACATCGAATGGATGGTACCTGATGGCGATGTTCCCTTTATTCCTAATGAGGCGCCAGACGGCACAGAACATACTCGTCTTAGCAATGAAATGAGAAATTGCCACAACTATGTGAAAATGAATCGTGATTATCTTAATATGCCGACAGTTGTCGGCAACCCAGACTTAAACACAGCTCGTAGAGAAATGATGTTTATTCAGTTGCTCGAGGGTCTACACCAAGATGAAGCAAATTTGTTGGTAGTAGCAAAGGATAAAAACCTCAGCAAAAAATACAAAGGTTTGACATCATCTGCCGTTCAAGAGGCTTTTGGTTGGGATGAATACTTTCAGGCTAAATAATTATTTTCCCTTATAAATCAATGGCTTATGGCCGTTGACATAAACCCCAATATATGTTAAGCTAGTATCATAATAATTGAGAAATCAAGTAAAAACCCTCTGTTTTGAGGGTTTTTTACTTTCCTCTTTATTATCAATGGTTTATAAGTATTGACTATAACCGTTAAAAATGTTAAGCTATTATTTACTAAATGACAAATCTAGGAGAAATATATGTCACTTGATATGCCGAAAATTGTAGGATATAAAATTATGACCCCAGACCTTAGTGCGGTTATATCTGAACATGGGCCTCACGAATTAGAACATTGCAGAAATCTAATTCAGAATAGAATTCCTAAGCATACAAAAGAAAGACCAGCCGGCAATGTATTGCAGTACATTTTTGAACAAGAAGAAAAATAATATGAAACTGTATCTTGAAGGTTATAGAAGTAACAACAAGTACATGGCCGAGACCATTATTACAGCATCACATTATTATGCACACAAACTACTGGGCGGCCGTTTGTATCCACACATAACACTAGATGTTAAACTCGTTAAAGATATGCATAAAAAAACTGGCGGTTATGGTTTTTGTAGTATCGATGGTGATGCTGAAAAACCAAGAGAGTTTTTAATTGAACTTGATTCTTCCAAAGAAAATTTAATACAAGACCTCTTGATTTGGCTATCACATGAAATGGTACATCTAAAACAATTTGCTCGTGGTGAATTGACTGACTATGAAGATGGTAGAGTCAAGTGGAAATCTAAATTGTTTCGGGGTGATAAAATAGATTACTCTGATGCACCATGGGAAAAAGAAGCATACCGTATAGAATATAAACTTTATGAAGAATTTTGGAATGTAATGCAATTGGAAAATAATAATGGAACTGAATAGAGATGGAGATGGATACTTAGTAAACCCTGATGACTGGTCTGTTGAGGTTATGAATGATATGGCTAAGGCTGATAAGTATCTGCTGACAGATCAAATGATTGATCAGATTATGAAGGCAAGAGTATACTACGATACTTATAGTGTAGTGCCTCCCATTCGCAAGTTTGCTAAGTACATCGGCGAAGATAAGAAGGCGATGTTTGATTTATGGATGTCAGGACCAATGAAACCGATCACCAAGTATGGTGGTCTACCTAAACCCACAGGATGTGTCTGATGAAGTACAAGGATGAAAAAAAATGAGTAGTATAGAGGAACGAGTTATTAAAGTAACCACTGAGGTTTTGGATTGGGCAGGAGAAGTCAAAACCGAGTCGAATCTTATTCATGATTTGGGCGCTGATTCTTTAGACATGGCAGAACTTGTATTATCTTTAGAAGAAGAATTTGATATTATGATTGATGATGTTCAAGCTGAAGGAATACTTACTGTAGAACAGATTATTTTATATGTTGAGGATAATATAAATGGCTGAAGGCAGATGGGCAGACTGGCAAGTAAGACAGATTGCCGAGAATGTAGCAGAGAAACGACCAAAACGAGAATGGTTTAAACAAGATCAGGAACAGTATCTAACCTCTTTAAGAAGTTGGTCACACATCACTGCTTGTATGTTATCATCAATGGAGTTAGAAGAAAGACAGATGATTATTTTTATACATCATCTTGGAATGGAACACATTGGCGTTCAAACTTTTGATCCTCAAGATAAAGGAATGACTAGTGATTTTAGACCTAACGAGGGTCAAGGAAATAAAAAATAATGGAACCTTCAATAGGTATACTTTATGCGGTAATGACAGTTCTATCACCTATGCTAACTCAGTTTAATATGAATGAGGTTGCTGAAACAGATAGAGATGAAATCTATTGTGCCGCACAAAATATTTACTTTGAGAGTAGAGGTGAACCAGATATAGGTCAAGTTGCGGTTGCTCTGGTAGTTTTAAATAGAGTAAATGATGGAAGATGGCCATTAACCATTTGTGATGTTGTTTGGCAAGATAAACAGTTTAGTTGGACTCACGATGGTAAAAGTGATAGAATTAAATTGTCTAATAAGATAGAACGTCAAGCTTGGATAAAATCTGTATTCTATGCCGTTATGGCATTGTCAGAAGAAGATGTAACCAATGGTGCAACACACTACCACAATACTAGTGTTACACCTTATTGGATAGATAGTATGAAACAAACTGCCGTAATTGGCAATCACATTTTTTATAGGGAAGAATAAAATGCAATCAGGAAAAAAAGTAGACATTATGCTCATTCATAGAATCAAATCTAATTTTCAATCAGAGCAAGATAGAATGGATAATGTAGAAAAATATAGATTGAAGGGTAAGGCAGCAAAGCTTTATCTAAGTGGTGTAAAGTTATCTGTAGCAAAAGACTTGACAGCCAACGAAAAATGATGTATCCTTATAGTAATGAAATCGGAGATTAAAATGAAAAAAGCAATCATTGCAGTTGCTGTTGCGGCAGTTATCGGAACTGGTTGTGCAAACGCAACGAAACAAGAACAAGGTGCCCTTGCTGGTGCGGTACTTGGTGCTGGCGGTGCATACGGACTTGCTGACAATTCATCCAACAAAGAACTTTGGATTGTTGCCGGCACACTTTTGGGTGCATTGGCGGGTCAGGCCATTGGCCAACAGTTAGATGAACGAGACCAGTTGCTTGCGGGCCAGAGTTTTCAAAACAGTATGGAATCCTCACCCGACAATCAAGGTGTTCAGTGGAGTAATCCTAACTCAGGCAATGCGGGTGTGATTACACCAACACAGACTGTTATTGCTTCATCTGGTCAACCGTGTCGTGAGTTTACCCAAATTATTATGATAGGTGGAGAACAACAACAGGGTTACGGTAGTGCTTGTCGTCAAGCAGACGGCAGTTGGAAGGTACAATAATGCCACAATATCGTATGAAAGATACCGATGGTGCAGAACATGATATCACTTGCACCATAGCCGACATGGTAAAACTGAAAGAGGAAGGTTGGGTAACTGTATTTGTTCCTAATCCAAACAGTATTATTTCTGGAAGAGATACTTCTGGTCATGGTGGCGGTCACGGCACTAGTGACGGATGGAAAGATGTGCTGAGAAGAATACGAGATAATAATCCTAAGAGCACCATCGACGTTTAGACATCTATTGTGAAATAAATAGTTATTCAAACATTCACATAGGAAAATAAAATTGACAAGTAGAAAAAAACTTTATATTAACGAAAGAAATTTAGTTACTATAGATCCAGTTGGGCCTGCGCAGGGCACCGCCTTTGAAAAATACAAAGAAGGTAAGAATTTGTTTCTTACAGGATCAGCCGGCACAGGTAAAACATTTATTCTTTTATATTTGGCTCTTAAAGAAGTGCTTGATAAAGATACACCCTTTGACAAAGTTGTGATTGTAAGATCATTACTTCCATCTAGGGATGTGGGATTTCTTCCTGGTTCTCTAGAAGAAAAAAGTATGTTGTATCAATCCGCATATCGTTTTTTGGTTCGGTTCTTATTTCAAATGCCTAACGAAGGTGAGTTTGATGTATTGTACGATAAACTACTAGCACAAGGAACAATTGAATTTGCTAGTACATCATTCTTGAGAGGTCTAACCTTTGATCGTTCTATTATTATTTGTGACGAATGCCAAAACTTTACTTTTCAAGAGTTAGATACCATTACTACCAGAGTTGGTCAAGATACAAAAATCATGTATGCTGGTGATGAAGGCCAAACAGATATCGTAAATGGCCAAAAGAGTGGCTATCATAACTTTTCTGCTATTGTGGAAGAAATGAAAGAGGTTGAAATTGTTGAGTTTGGTATCGGCGATATCATCCGTTCGGGTTTTGCTAGAAGTTATATTATTGCAAAACAAAATGTAGGCGTAAAAAATATATCTTAAAGAAGGAATAATATTATGAGAAAAGTTATTTATGAAGGACCAGAGTTTCCAAAGTTAGAGACTCACAATATAGCAGGTTTACGTTGGTATGAAGTGCCATCAGGAGATAAGTATCCAAGCATCACAAGTGTATTGGGTAAACAACCTGGCAAAATTGATGGCCTAAAGAAATGGCGTGAACGTGTTGGTGATGTACAAGCAAACATTGTTAGTCGCCGTGCCGCATCTAGAGGAACAAGTTTCCATCATATGTGTGAGGATTATCTCGTTGAAGAAATATTTGATGAGGAAAAACATAAGTCTAAAAATTTCCTTGCGTGGGCTATGTTTGGTCAAGTAAAGAAAACTATTGATGAACGAGTCGGTGATATCTTTTTGATGGAACAGTCCATGTATTCCACAAAGTATCAAGTTGCTGGTCGAGTAGACCTTATTGCTAAGTTTGATGGTGTTCCAACAATCATAGATTGGAAAACTTCTACAACAATGAAGAAGGATGAATGGAACACAGATTACTATACACAGTGTTCTGCTTATGCCGATATGTACACCGAACATACCGGAGAAATGATTGAAGATTTGGCAATTATTATGGTGTCTGAAGATGGCGAAGTGGAAGTATTTAAAAAGAAAGTTGATGATTACAGAGATAGACTCGATACTATTATGAAAGAATTTTATACCAACGTGTCCGACTTACTAGAAAATGCGGCATGACAGATAAACTTGATGATTATGATGCATGGAAACTATATCCGAATCATCACTTTTGGTTTAACAAATTATGGTTGGCAGAAAGATTGGGTTACAAATGTGGCCCAGCCGGCATTCCTACACCAAAATTAGATGAGTATATTATAAGACCCATTTATAATCTTAGAGGCATGGCATTGGGTGCCTACGTTGATGAGATACATCCACTTAAACAGGATACAATACCGCCAGGATATTTTTGGTGTGAGAAGTTTGAAGGTGTTCATCGAACTATAGATTACTCATTTAATCCTCAAAAACCTCCGTTTTGGAAAAAGTTATATTCGTTTATTGGACATAAAGAAAGTTTGACTAGATTTAGCCGATGGGAGAAAGATGACTTTGATTTGAATTTGCCACAATTTTTTATAGACCTTGCTGACGTTGGACATATTAACATTGAAATTATTGGTGATAAGATTATTGAGGTTCATTTGAGGCCTAATCCTGATCCAGTGGAGTATGATGAATTTATTCCAGTTTGGAATGATAAGAACTTAATAGAGAGTAAAATATCAGAAGGATACCGTTGGGTAAAAGCGACAGATGATGCCGATGGTCAATTAGAATTGCCTCGTTCAGGATTTCTTGTTAGATAAATATTAATGTGACACATTTACAACAATGTTGTCTTATTTTTACAACAAACAGGAGACACTATGAAAAAATTGTTTGGAGCACTATTGTGTGCTTTTCCACTTAGCACATTTGCTTTCTTATCGGCCAGCACAACGGACGATGTAGAATATTATAATGATTTTTCTTTGACAGTTAATAAATTGCATTTAAGTTTCGATCAAAATGGTGATTGGGGTAAAGACGAAACCCGATTGGGTTGGGGTAATCTTTCCTTCATTACAAGCGAAACTTTAGACTTTGGCATTACTTACAAAACATCTTGGGATATTGGCATGGACGGTGAAGTTTTTTCATTAAGTTCTGGAATCAATTTGCATGATGACACAATTTGGGAACTAGATACATCATTTGTTATGGGTAATTCAATAAGTGTTAAACCTTCAATGGATTGGAATCTTTCTGATGCCAATATTCTTGGAGAAGTTGAACTTGGATATGCCCTAGAAGGGATTGACGCAACATCAAATTTGATATATGATTTGGATGATATGGATTACAACGGATCAGAATTTGGCCTTGGGTATACTTTCAGTGTAAATGAAAGTGTTTCTCTTAGACCAAACTTATTGGTTCCTTTTGATGCTGAATGGGCCCGTGAAGGTGATATCGAAGCTGGCATTTCAGTTAAGATTACATTTGCAGAACCTAAACCAACAGCAACACAATAATTATATAAATATGACCGTGAAAGAGACTGATGACGGTAAAGAAGTAGGCGTTTCGGACGCGGGTTCGATCCCCGCCACCTCCACCAATTTAGACTTGACTGGCCAAAACAACCACGGTTTAGTAGAAAGAAAACCTGAATGGTTTTACTATACTGAGGATGAATGGAACAGAAGTGTAGGTTGGGGCAAGGTACCACCAGAAAGAACAGATGGGGGTGACTTGGTTTCGACGAGGCGAATTGAAACTTTGCAAGAGGATTCTGACACATAACAATAATCGCAAACGATGATTATTACTATCAAGATTTTGCCTTAGCGGCTTAAATTTTGACGGGGCATGGGCACCGCCTTGTTAACCAACGGGCCCAAAATCTGGAGTCTTTTGAAACAAAAAGGCCCTTGAAAAAAGTGACGGCAATTTTTGTCGTCAAACCATTTTTAGATGAAATTAAAAAAGAAAGTGGTCTCTGCTCGATATATCACAATAGAAAGTGCTCTATATCTTGTACACCACACATGATGAACCGCCGAACCAGAGATAGGCGTGTTCACCTTTATATGATACAACTATGACACAAAAAATAACACCTAAAAAGTTTTCTATTATTATAGAAGATTTAGTTCGTGAAAAACGACTAACCCACCTAGAAGCAGTTATCCATTACTGTGAACAAAACCAATTAGAGGCTCATGCCTGTACACGATGGATGGATAAATCCATGCGTGAGAAAATACAGTATGATGCCGAGGCCCTAAATTACTTACCCAAAACGAGTTCGTTGTTTTGAGTCTAATGACACCAGTAGAAACTTATCAATCATATCTTGCTCTAAAACTTCACTTTGAAGGTAAGTATGACTATTTTAAGTATGGTGGTAAAACTTCTGCATCTGCCGCATCGTTTGAGAAACGCAAAGACAGATTCAAATTTGTCAAGTTGTCTACCAAACTATCAGACCCTCAAATACTAGAATACTATCTTGCTAACTTTATTCGTGGCAAAGAATGGATAGGTGACTTTGACCAAAAGAATTGGTTAGAACACAAGAAAGTGAATCAGAGTTTAGAATATGTTTATCAAAATGATATTGAAAAACTCTTGACATTATCCAATAATTTTGATATCCTATTTAAAGTGGATGCAGGTAATCATCCCAAATTGGTGAAGGCGTATCTTGGTAAGAAGGTAAGTCTAGAAACATTAGTTATTCTAGAAAAAATATTACAATACAGAAAACAGTTTGACGCAAAGATTAGTGAAACTTATATCTGGCCCAAGGTTAGTCTTTTAATAAAGAAGTATGAGCCGTTTTTAGATTTAGATGTGAAAACATTTAGAATGAAAACATTGAATTTAGTTAAGGAGTTGACGCTGTGACAGAATCAACTAAAGAGTCATATATTGACGAGGCGAAACGTAGGATCGCCCATCTTTCCTACAAACTAGAACAGGCCGAAGGCCGTGTTCGTAAATTGGAGCACGATAATGCCGAGCTCCAACGGTGGGGCAACGATGTTTGTTTGCCTAAACTTAAAGAACTCAGCGATGAGTTAGTTTCACGATACAACCAAAAGAAGTATCGTAACCGTAATTGGAAAACAGAACTCTAGTCTATGCAAGAGAGTAAAGATCAGAAGTACATTGATCTTACTTCAAAAGTTGCTCAAGATGTAATTCCAGTTAGTAATGCTAGAATTGCATCAGCACTAGTGATTGGCAATACTGTAGTTGGATTGGGTCGTAACTCTTACAAGACCCATCCGCTACAGGCCAAGTACGGTAAAACTGAACACACAATACACCTTCATGCAGAAATAGATGCTATCAAGAATAGTTTAAGGCGAGTATCAGTAGATGATCTTACCAAAGCAACCATATACATTAGTAGAGTAAAAAAGAGAGATAGAAAACGTGGATTCGTATCAGGACTTGCTGCACCATGCTCTGGCTGCATGGGCGCTATTACAGACTTTGGCATTAAACGGATTGTTTATTCTCTGGATGGTGGAGGATTTCAAACGATAGAATGAAAACACAAATAAAAGACTTGGGCAGTGAGGGTATTGTCTACCGTAGAGGACAACAAATTGTTCTAGAAAATGACAAGACCGGAGAACACCGAGCAGTAAAGGTTATCATGTATGACAGCAGACAAGGATGGTTGGCTGAAAGCAGTGATGAAGATTGGCAATGGTATCGTATGAAAAATGAATACTGGCCAAAAGAAGAAGAATATTGGAAATACATTAAGAAGGTAGGAACATGAATAAATTTGAATATGTATGGTTAGATGGTTATGAACCAGAACCAAATCTAAGAAGTAAAGTAAAAATTGAAAACTATAATGGCCATTTGCCAGAATGGTCTTTTGATGGATCATCCACAAAACAAGCCACAGGCGACAATTCGGATTGCATTTTAGTACCTGTTGCAGAATATAGAACTATTGATCGTATTCGTCCAGATGCAACACAGACTGCTCCTGGACTAGAAGGTTCTTATGTGATGTGTGAAGTTTTAAGCGCAAATCACGAACCACACCCAAGCAATACACGAACCCATTGTCAAAATCTTATCAGTGATGAATGGTGGTTTGGTTTTGAACAAGAGTATTTTATGTATAAAAATGGACGACCTTTAGGTTGGCCAGAAAAGAAAACACCACGACCACAGGGTGATTACTATTGTGGTGTGGGTGCAGATAACGTAGTTGGTCGAGAAATCTCTGACAGACACGCTGAGGCGTGTATGAACGCTGGTATAAACATTACCGGCACTAATGCTGAAGTTGCATTGGGTCAGTGGGAATACCAAGTATTGGGTTCAGGTATCACGGCAGGTGATGACTTATGGATGAGTCGTTATATTCTACATCGAATCGCCGAGAAACACGGTGTTACTATCAACCTACATCCTAAACCACAAAAGGGTGATTGGAACGGTTCTGGTATGCACACCAACTTCTCTAATGAAAGAATGAGAACAGTCGGCGGCATGAATTACTTTTTAGATTGTTGCGAACAATTGGGCACACGGCATGAAGATGCAATTGACAATTATGGATCGGAAAATCAAAAGAGGCTAACTGGAAAACATGAGACTCAATCAATTAAAAAGTTTAGTTATGGCGTTAGCGACAGGGGCGCTAGTATCAGGATTCCTATTTCTACTGCTGACAATGTAAACTGGTGTGGTTATCTGGAAGATAGACGACCTGCATCTAACGCCGACCCATATAAAATTATGCGTCATATTGTAGAAACTCTGACAGAAAATTATTAGGAAAATAGTGCAATGGTTAAGTGGGTTATAGATACTGTATATGTGACTAAGAAACGATATATTGTTGATGCATATACGAAAGAGGATGCTTTGAAAAAGTTTTCTAATCAACAACCAATTGAAGAAACATATGTTGATGAAAATGTATTTGATGTTAGATCAATTAATAAATATGAATACGAAAAGGAATATTGTAACACCAAACAACTAGATTGGACAAAGGATAAATAGTAATATGGCAGGATTAGTAGTTAGTAAAGCAGGTCAAGGTGGCATTATTATTAATGTGCCGACGCAGTTTGAAACCATAGATCATTTGGCAAAGGTTATCATTGATGATCTTACTGCTGGAGCAGGTTCG